AGCTTTGGATCGACTACTATTTGAAGCACAACCATATCAATCACCACCAATGGAACGCCGCCACCAGACTCATGCACCTCTATCGTGGCGCCAGCCTCACGCAAAAGATGACCGGCAAGATGGAATGGACGCCGCCCAGCACCAACACAGAGATGTCAGAGTACGCCGCAGATTGCTTTGCGGCTTTCAATAAGGTGGCTCGCCGAATGGGGCGCGAGAGCTTTGGCTGTGTTGAGGACGTGGTCATTCACGATATATCTGCGGCAGAGTGGGCAAGAAAAAACGGACGCAACCCAAAGGCTGCGCCCGAAATATTACGAATGGCTCTCGATGATTTAGAGTATGCGTTCAAGCATCTAAATGATCGTTAGAACGCGTGTTATAATAGGCATCCTCTTCATCTTCGGTTAAATGACGCCAGCCGCGCCAATCACAGGCAAAACAACCCATGCCGGCTGGGTTGTGTTGGCATTCCTCACATTCGGCGACAGTTTCCCAGCCAATATCCGCAAAGCGGAAAATCTTAACGATTTCAGGCATAGTGAATTGCCTTTATTGTCTGCCCGATACGCATGGCTATTTGCGGGACTATGGCGTTGCCCAGCCCCTTGAGACGTGCTGTCCTCTGCTTCACGCCAGTTGCTACTCTTGGGATGTCTTTAGGTTCGTCCAGCCAAGTGGATAGCCCATCAGCCACTCCACCCACGCTGGGTTCAAGCTGCCAGAAATTCTTTCCCCATCTGGCTTCTCCACCGCATAATCCAGCCGATTTCTCATCGCCTCGCTTCTGCCCAATTCTTTGAAGTCGCTGGCTGTCGGCGTTGGGTACATTCTTACCGCATCCGTTAAGGCTGTTTGCACTTGCTTTCCCGTTTTCTTGCTGTGAGGCTTGCTCGCCCCGTCCCAAGGCGTTCCGTCGGAATTTGTCAGTTCCCCACTGGTTGATAGCTTCCCAGCTGTCGGTGTCGGCCACATCTTTGCCTGTGTCTGCAAATCTATGCCCCTCAACTGACCACTGCCCCTGCGCTTTACTGTTGAATTGTTCTTGACTAAATCCGCCGCACGACTGCCCCTTGGTGAGGCATCCGGCGTTGCCCGCATTGCCGGCCCACCCCAGCCACTGCCCTTCTTCACCATATCCGGTGACATCTGATTGGCTTTCGCTGTCGGCGTGTGAAGCAATGATCCAGACTCGATCGCGTCTGTGCGGGGCATCGACACTGCAAGCTGGAACAACAAACGCCCTCGTGGCGTAGCCTTCGGCTTCCAAGTCAGATAACACCGTGTCGAGCCCCAATGAGACGTGGCCATAAACATTCTCGAAAACGCACCAAGTGGGTCTTTTGTGTGCAATAATTTTGCAGATGTACGGCCAGATGTGACGGTCATCTTTCTCGCCTCTGCGCTTGCCGGCAAGGGAGAAGGGTGGGCATGGGTATCCGGCTGTGATGATGTCGCAGTTGGGAATAAATCTATCTGGGGCAAGGGAAAGCTCCTCTACATCACCGGCTATTGGTACGTCAGGCCAGTGCTTTGCCAGAACTTGTTGGCAAAAGTGGTCGTTATCACAAAACAAAACCGGCTTTGACAGTTGAGCCCATTGGAAACCCAATGCAAAACCGCCGATGCCAGAACAAAGGTCAACGTGACGCAACATCTACTTGGCACCAATCGCCCAAGCGAAAAACTGCCAAAAATAGCTATTAGGTCCACCAAAGACACTGAAAACGATTGGCATAATAATTCCGCAGAAAAGCGCCGTTTCGATCAATGATTGCTTAGACATATAAACCTCCATATCTGTCCAATATGCGTACTTTATGCCTATTAGGTATAAAAAGCAAATAATATACGCATAATATTTGTGCATAGGGGGGATTTATGGTATGGTGCTGCCATACTGGAATAATTCCCGAAAAAAGAGACACCTCATGCGAGACCTCGACGTGGTTTGGCAGAGCGTTACTGCGCTCACGCCATACGCAAGAAACAGCCGTACTCACAGCGATGAACAGGTCGCTCAAGTTGCGGCCAGCATTAAAGAGTTTGGTTGGACCAATCCGATCCTGATTGATGAGGAAGGTTCAATTATTGCCGGTCACGGACGCTTACAGGCGGCACAGCGCTTGGGTGAGTCCAATGTGCCGACAATTACGCTCACCGGCCTCACAGACGCCCAGAAGCGCGCTTATGTGATCGCTGACAACAAGTTGGCGCTCAATGCAGGCTGGGACAATGAAATGCTGGCGGTTGAAATCGGCGAGTTGATTGACGAAGGCTTTAATCTGGATTTGACCGGATTTGGTGCCGATGAAATCGACAGCCTGCTGGCAAACGGCAACAAGATTGATGAAGGTCTGATCGAGGACGATGAGGTACCAGAGCTTCAGGAAGATACAGTCTCCAAATTAGGTGACGTCTGGATGCTGGGACGCCATCGGCTAGTCTGCGGCGATAGTTGCTCGTCAGAGGTTATCGACAAGCTGATGGAAGGCGACAGGGCAGATATGGTTTTCACCGATCCGCCGTACAAAGGCTGGCGCACCGATTTATGTCGTGATGTCAGCGCAAGAGTGGCCTGTCATACATGGCTCGCTCAATGCCGCAGGGTTTCATTGGTCAAGCACGATTATCTGGGCAAAGGACTCGCTGGTTCTGAGCCGCAAAGACTACCACACACAATATGAGCCGATTTGGTACGGCTGGAACGGTGATGCCGCAAGGCTGGTAGAGTTAAAGGACAGGAAGCAAAGTGACGTTTGGGAGATGGAGCGTCCAAAGCGTTCTGATCTGCACCCAACAACAAAGCCGATTGAATTGGTCGAGAGGGCGATCAATAACAGCGCCAAAGACGGTGGCATTGTGCTGGACCTCTTTGGTGGCTCTGGATCAACGCTTATTGCCTCTGAAAAGACCGGCAGAGCCTGTCGGATGGTTGAGCTTGATCCAAAGTACGCTGATGTGATTGTGCGCCGCTGGCAGGAATATACCGGCGAGAAGGCAATCAATCAGGAAACCCTGATGACGTTTGATGAGTTGAACGATGGCAAGACCTCACAAGACGAACAGCAAAATGACGCCTGAGGTGGTCGAGGAGTTTCTCGATTATATCAGGAACGGACGTAGCTGCGCTCAAGCGTGCCGTCAGCCTAATATGCCATCAAGTAAAACCATCGAGGCTTGGGCGAAGCGCGATGCAGGCTTCAGGGCGGCTTATGAGCAGGCTAAAGAGGATCGTGGGACTTATTACGGGGAATTGGTCGCAGAGGTGTCTCTGGCTGGATTACAGGGGAAATACAAAGACTCTGCAATGCTGCGTGCGGCCATTGATGGATTGAAATGGAGCGCTGCAAGGATGGCGCCAAAAGCGTTTGGTGATCGCCTGTCGGTTGATCACGGCGCACAGGATAGCTATGTGGATGCGCTGCGATTGGTGCAGGAACGGTTGGATGGTGATAACACACTACCTTCCTCACTACGCGCGCGCGACGAAAAGGCCGAAATCGGCAAGCTCCATTGAAGGTCTAGGCTGATAGCCTGAAGGTTTCTTATAGTTTCTGCGGGTTTGCGGGGCTGGTAGACAGAGTGTGGACAAATCGCGCCGCATTTCTGGCAGTTATATGCAAAATGACCCCCCCCCTAAAAAAACGGGCGGGCGGGTTTGCTTTTGCCCCCCCACATCAACCCCCCCTTTAACCGATCACCGGCAAGGGGACTCCGCACGAAAAAATTGGCATTGCGCTATTCCCTCATAGCGCGAGGGATTGGGGTGGGCTTTATGGCGAGCTTAGAGGACACCATTCTGCGGCTGCGGAATGATCCGGTTTTGTTTGTTGAGCGAGTTATTGGCGCCAAGCCGCAAAAGTGGCAGCGCGAGGCTTTGCAAGCGATTGCAGAGCATCCAAAGCTGGCGATCAGATCGGGTCACGGCGTTGGTAAAACGGCCTTTGAGGCGTGGGTTACGCTTTGGTGGCTGTTGACCCATTATCCCTGCAAGATCGCTGTGACGGCGAATACGGCGCACCAGTTGAATGATGTGCTTTGGACGGAGATTGATAAGTGGGCGCGTAAACTGCCGAAGGGCTTTAAGGACCTTTTGGAGTTTAAGACCGACAAGATCAGCTTAAAGGGCGCATCGGATAGTTTCGCTGTGGCGCGTACCAGCCGCAGGGAAAACCCAGAGGCGTTGCAGGGCTTTCACAGCGAGAACATGCTGTTTATTTGCGAGGAAGCGTCCGGTATCCCCGATGTGGTCTTTCAGGTCGGCGAGGGGTCGCTATCGACCCCCAATGCTAAGGTTTTGCTCTGTGGGAACCCGACCAGAAGTGATGGTTATTTCTATGACGCGTTTCATTCGCATCGGGAGATGTGGCATTGCATGAAGGTCAGCTGCCTCGACGCCGATACGGTGTCGGACAACTTTGTGGCAGATATGGCCGCAAAATATGGCGAGGACAGCAATGTTTATAGGGTCAGGGTTGAGGGTGAATTTCCCACTCAATCGGACGATGTTTTGGTGCCATTACATCTGGTTGAAGCTGCGGCTCGCAGGGACATTGAGATGGCGCCGACAACGCCGGTCTTTTGGGGTTTGGATGTATCGCGTTATGGCGGCGATAGGACGGCCTTATGCAAACGTCAGGGCCAAGTGGTTCTTGAGCCGTGTAAGACGTGGCAAAATAAAGATTTGATGGAACTGGCTGGGATTATCCTGTCGGAATATGAGGCGACACGTTATTCGGATCGGCCAGTTGCTATTTATATTGACAGCATTGGCGTTGGTGCTGGTTTGGCTGATCGCCTCGCTGAGTTGGATTTGCCTGCTATTGGCATTGCGGTTTCTGAAAGCCCAAGCCTCAAAGATAAGTTTATGCGCCTTCGGGACGAGCTTTTTTGGAAGGCTCGCGAGTGGTTTGAGGGGCGCGATTGTCAGGTGCCGAATGATGAGACGCTGATAAGCGAGATCACATCGGTGCGGTATAAATACCAGTCCAACGGC